CAATGGACGGGGGCACCTGACGATATAATCAACAAGGTCGCACTTGAGGTTATGAGAGAGAACGAAGGCGTCGAAGCACAAACACGCATAGCGGAATTGCCTACGTTCAACACTGTTCCGTTGCCAGACGATGCTGTTCCTATTTCAAAAGTTGTTGATAGTAATGAAATAAGCGAACACTTATACAAAGTATTAGAATACATGGCAAGTCGTAATTTAAATTTAGACGACACAGATTATTATTGGTCACCTAGTTTAGGTTATCGCGATCGTCTTATTATTCCATTCTACTATGAAGGAAGAGTTGTAGGCTGGACTGGACGTAGTATACTAGCAGATAAAAAGCCCAAGTATCTCACAGAAGTACAACCTGGCTTTGTATACGGATTAGACGAGCAAGGTTATAATAAAGTATTTGCTATTGTATGTGAAGGACAACTAGATGCTATCCATGTAGAAGGCTGTGCATTAGGTGGCTCAGAAATTTCTGACCAACAAGCAATGTTGTTAAATAGATTACAAAAAGATATTATCATTATTCCTGATAGAGATAAGGCAGGTAGTAAACTTGTTGAACGTGCTATTGAATTAGGATACAGTGTAAGTATGCCAGACTGGGCAGAAGATATAAATGATATAGGTGACGCTGTACAAAGATATGGTAGGCTGTATACTTTGCATAGTATTGCTATGCATGCAGACGAATCACCATTAAAGATTAGACTGAGAGCAAAAAAATGGTTTGGTTAAAAGATTTTATAACATGGCCGTGGCGCAAATATAAAGCCTGGAAGAAAAGAAAAGAAATACAAGAACGGGATCCTTTTATCTACAAATGATTACTTGGGGAATAAGTGCAAACAGTCATGATGCTTCTCTAGCCGTGTTTACAAACACAGGAGTAGAGTTTGCGAGTCATAGTGAGCGATTTAGTGGTGTTAAAAATGACCCGCATCTAAATCAAGGATTAATTAATCATGCATTAAAATGGGGAGAGCCTGATGAAATTATTTGGTACGAACGGCCTTTTAGAAAGAGCCTTAGACAACTTAGAGCAGGACAAGGTTGGAATTTTAGAGAAAATAATATACGCAGTTATCTTAGGTCCTACGGCATTACTGCTCCTATCAATTATACTAGTCATCACCATAGTCATGCTGCCGCTGGTTATTATACTAGTCCTTTCCGTGATGCTACTATTGTATGTCTTGATAGCATTGGAGAATTTGAAACTTTTACAGTTTGGGAAGGCAAGAATGATGTTCTAAAGAAACGTTACAGTCAAGGGTACCCTAACAGTTTAGGTTTATGGTACAGTGCAATGACACAACGTATAGGACTCAAGCCTAATGAGGATGAATATATTCTTATGGGTATGGCTGCATACGGCGACTATATGAAATACTATGGGGACATTATAAACGACTTCTTTACTAAATTGCCTGACAGTAAAGGATTAAAGATTAAATTCAAACACAATTTACACCGAGGGTGTAAGTGGTGGCGTCCTGATCTTACTACAGAACAAGACATGTTTGACATAGCTGCTGCTACCCAAAAGGTATATGAGGTACTGTTCGAACGAATAATACGCATAGTTTCATCTAAATACAAAAGTCGTAATCTTGTTCTTATGGGTGGGTGTGCATTAAATTGTTCAGCAAACAGTATAGCACAGAAGTATTTCCAGCACGTATGGATTATGCCCAATCCGGGTGATGCAGGGTCAAGCATAGGCGGACCGCTTGCCCATATGAAAAAACACATAGCATGGAAGCACCCTTACCTAGGGTATAACATAGAAGGAGAATACCCTGTTGAAGAAATCATCCAAGAACTCAAAACCACCGGAATATGTGGAGTCGCTAACGGCGGTGCTGAATACGGTCCTCGTGCTTTTGGTAATCGTAGCCTTCTTGCTGATCCCCGCGGCAAAGATATTAAAGACAGAGTCAACGACATCAAACAACGACAAAAGTTTAGATCCTTTGCACCAGCCATACTTGCCGAAACAGCCGGAGATTACTTCAACGGTTTTGCCTCCCCTTACATGCAATACACCTCTGTGTGTAAACGCCCAGATGAGTTTCCCGCCATAGTACACGCCGACGGAACTAGTAGGGTACAACTAGTAATGCCTAATACCCAAGGTACAGGCTTTAGAAAACTATTAAAAGCATGGGAAGAAGAAACAGGATGTCCTATGCTACTAAACACTAGCCTAAATATTAAAGGCAAACCTATGGTAAATGACTTGACAGATGCTCAAGAATTTGCTACAATGTATAAAACAAAAGTATTTACAGGATCGAAATGAGTAGACAGAATACAGACTACGGATACGATATACAGAAGGTATATCTAGAAATGTTTATGACAGACGCAGAGTCGTTTGTCAGATGTCAAGGTGTGTTTGATCCAAACACATTTGATCGTAAACTACAGGCACCAGCAAAGTTTTTAAAAGATTATGTAGAAGAACATAATGCACTTCCTACATTTGATATGGTTAATGCAGCCACGGATGGTAATTTAAAAGATCCAGGTACACTACAGGAAAATCATTATGACTGGCTTCTACAGGAGTTTGAAACGTTCAGTAGGCACAAGGCACTTGAGAAAGCAATACTTGACTCGGCAGACTTACTTGAGAAAGGTGAATATGGACCGGTCGAGGACCTTGTTAAGAAAGCAGTTCAGATTGGCTTGCAGAAGGACTTGGGGACAGACTACTTTGCAGATCCGAGAGCAAGACTAGAAGCAATCAAAGACAAGAACGGACAGGTATCTACAGGTTGGCCAAGTCTAGACAAGAAACTGTTTGGTGGATTCAACAGAGGCGAACTAAACATCTTTGCAGGTGGTTCAGGTTCAGGTAAGAGTTTGTTTATGGCAAACTTAGGCGTGAACTGGTGTTTGCAAGGCATGAACGTAATGTACTTGACATTTGAGCTTTCAGAGAATCTAGTTAGTATGCGTCTTGATAGTATGACATCAGAGATTCCAAGTCGTGATGTGTTTAAGAGCATTGACGATGTTGAAATGAAAGTTAAGATGATTGGTAAGAAGGCAGGTGCATTCCAGGTCAAGTATATGCCAACTGGTAAAAACGCAAACGATGTTAGAGCATACTTGAAAGAGTATGAGATCAAGACTGGCAAGAAAGTAGATGTGTTGCTTATTGACTATTTGGATCTTATGCATCCAATTGGACAAAAGATTAGTGCAGAGAACTTGTTTGTTAAAGATAAGTATGTTTCGGAAGAACTGCGTAACTTGGCTATGGAACTAAACTGTATCTTTGTAACAGCATCGCAGTTGAATAGATCTAGTGTTGAGGAGATTGAATTTGACCACAGCCACATTAGTGGCGGTATTAGTAAAATTAATACTGCTGACAATCTCATAGGTATCTTTACAAGTCGTGCAATGCGTGAACGTGGACGATATCAAATACAGTTAATGAAGACACGTAGTTCAAGTGGTGTTGGACAAAAGATTGATCTAGGCTTTGATGTTGATACACTACGCATTGTTGACATTGGTGAAGAAGATGAACAAGCAACAGCAAGTGCAGGTGGTTCAAGTGCAAGCAGTATTGTTAATGCACTCAAGCGTACAAATGCTACACCAGGCAGCACAGGCACTGTAAGCGAAGATCCTGCAGAAGGTGATTCAGTAAGAAAGATTAGTGCTAAAACAGACAGCACTAAGTTGCGTGACTTTATTAATAATTTAGGAGATGAGTAATTGCAGATAGGACCTTTGTTTACAAGTTTTCTTGCTAGTGACGAAACTGAACACCTACTAGATCCAAATACTATTGCAAGCAATATCAAACGACTTCGTTTAGATAAAGCAGGATTTGGACAGATAGGAGGATGGCAAAGTGGATTCATGGATCCATGGGGCAAAGAACTTGCACCACTAACAGAAATAATTTGGGATAGAGCAAAGTACCTAGCATACAATCTTATCAAGATTAGACCTGAATACAAAATACGCATAGACAGTGCTTGGGCAAACATTAACGATCCTGATACTGTAGAGCAGATGCACAACAATCCTCCGCACCTACATGCAAATCAATTTATTAGTTTTGTATACTATGCAGAAGCATATGAGGACTGCGGCAGACTAACACTAAGTACACCTACAAGTGTACAAGAATACACAATGCCTAGACAAATGCTCAGTGAAGAACAAAACGAATTTAACTGTACACGGATGATGGTTTGGCCTAAGCCCGGATTGCTAGTGGCCTTTCCTAGTTATATTATGCATCACGTTGAAGCAAATAGAAGCGGCAAGACTAGAATTAGCATAGCATATAACATAGCACTGCCGCACCAAAACAACGAGTATGCAGGAGGAAGAATGGAATGATACAAATAGAAAATCACATAGCACAAGCTGATGGCGTATTAAATGCACAAGAATGCCAAGACATTATCGATCATTGGGAATTGCTGCACAGCAAAAATCTTAGTTGGACTAGAGCGCAACTACGTGATGCAAAACCTAGTCTAAAGAAAGATACCACAGTGTTTGCATTAGAACAACAGAGCATGAGACTTGCTCCAGACCAGCCTTGGTTAGACACATTCCTAGAACGCTTTTGGGATCAGTACGGCGTATATCTAGATCACTATGATACACTGCGCGACACAGCACAGCAATGGATTCGAGGCATGCGCATACAAAAGACCGAACCGGGTGAAGGATATCATGCTTGGCACTATGAGTCAGACGGCCACGAAAGGGCCAACAGAGTAACTGCATGGATGATCTATTTGAATGACAACTACACAGGTGGCGAAACTGAATTCTTGTATCAGCACAAGCGAGTAGAACCAGAACAAGGCAAACTGTTGATATGGCCTGCGGCGTACACACATGTACACAGAGGCAACCCTCCGCTTGAAGGCACCAAGTACATATTAACTGGATGGTGTGAATGGTAGAAGTAGAACGCCCTGAAGCAGTATACTTTCTGCCCAAAGGTCTCCCCCAAGACAAGATAGAACGCTTTCGAGATCACGGCACTGAACCTGATCTCATACCTTTGCTAGAGCAAATACTAGAACGCAAAACAGGAGATGTAATCACAGCAGGTGTATTTGTGGGAGGACTATTGCCCACATACACACGTCTTGCTCCGCATGTATGGGCGTGGGACTGTGTTAAAGAACACGTACACTGTACCAGCAAAATGTTAACACGCAACGGCATACGCAACTGCACACTGCGATTGGCTGCACTGGGAGACGAACCAGGTGAAGTTGAAGTTACCACAGGCTGCGAAGATGCACCGTGGTTGGGCGGAGAGTGCAGCATAGTAGAACAAGGCAAGCCTGTGAGTGATCTACTGAACTTTGATGATTATGCCATGCGAACACAGACCGTGGCTCAGACCACAATTGACACGCACATTGATGAATACGGTACAGTTGCACTCATACAGTTGGACCTAGAAGGCTATGAACTAGCAGCAATCGTAGGAGCCCGAGCTGTTATAGAACGGGATCGACCTGTGCTCATACTAGAAGATCGTCAAGCACTCACACACGAACTGCTACAAACTTGGGGATATCGCTATCAAGGAACTCGCAGTGGAGATAGAATTTACATCCATCGATTGGATCTAGATAAATAATACACAGGAGAACACTCTGGCAGAAAACACAATCTTCAAGATACTGAGCGCAGTCGACGTTAGCACCGGCGGATCAGACACACTGATCTATACAGTGCCAGAAGACAGTTTCCTAATGGGAACACTCAATCTAGTAAACAGAAACAACAGCTCACTTGAATTTCGTGTGGCAAGCAGCCAAGATGCTGTCACTCCAAGCGCACAAGACTACGTGGAATACGATGCTGACCTACTAGCATACGGAACAGTTGAACGCCAAGGATTGGTAATGCAGGGCGGAGAAAGCCTGTTGGTAAGATCAAGCCAAGGTGGATTGAGTGCAGTGCTTTGGGGCAGTGTAACATACGCTCCTAACTATGTAACAGATCGCGGCACAGGCGGCGCAGTTGTTACAACATTCTCTGTTGCCAATGGCGACTTCTCAATGGCAGCAAACGCACCACAGAGCGACACACTGTTGTTCAATGCTATTGGTGCTGCTATGGATGCATACCTAGAAAACCTTGTGGGCAACGAAACAATGAGAATCTTCTACGAAGAACCAGGTTTTGGTACATTCAATCAAACCAACAACTTCTACAGCTACAATGGCACAAACCAAATAGTGGTTACAGGTCCTGCGATCAACAACATCAACAGCAAAATTACTGCTATACAGATCACAGAAAACTAATAGACAGTATCACACTAGCGTAGACACGTATAATACAAGAAATCACACAACCACTGTTTAACACCGAAACAGT